TATTGACCGTCAAGGACTGCCAGATCAAGCGCAACGCTTGCGGCATATGTAATTGCCGCATAACTGGTTGCTGGAAGCGTACCCGCTGCGGCGGTTGTTCGCGCGCCTGTCGTCCAGCTCAGTACACCAGCGCCATCAGTGCTAAGCACCTGACCGCTTGTACCATCGGCGGCGGGCAGTGTCCAGGTCAGGTTGGCGCTAACAGTGGCAGGCGCACTAAAGGCAACGTAGTGACTGGCATCGCTGTCGTAATAACGCTGCAGCGATTGGAAGGTGATCTTTTTGGTGGCGTCTGCGCCAACGTCAACGATAGGCAAAACATCAGTCGTTGCCGGGCTCGTATAAGCCGTCAGGTCGGTGATCTTGATGTTCGCCATTGATGCCCTCCTGTACAGTCAGTCTATAGATGCCCGTCAAGTCTTGATGCAGGCAAGCAGGGCGATGTTCCTCGGGCGGGTTTCGGTGTCGCCGCTTGCTTGGATACCGTGAATATGGCTGCCTGCAGTTCCAGTGCCCCAGCCGATATTGGCATTAAATCCGCCATTGGGATCAATAAAGTAAGCCGTGCCTGCTCCGCCGTCTCCGTAGTAGCTGGCGTTGACGCTGTGGTTGTGGTTGCCTGCTGCGTCCATGCCGTGGCTGTGGCTTTGATACGACTGCCCCTGGACGCTGGCAAACGGACGACCGCTATCTAGTCCGCGTCCATCGTCCCAGCCACGCATAAACTCACCACGCAGGTCAGGCAGGTTGAACGTCGTGCTGCCGTTACCAGCGCCATAGATCGTGCCAATCGCCGCAAACAATGTGGCGTAGGTTGTACGGCTAACAGCCGCACCGTTTGCCTTCAGGTATCCAGGTGGTGCGCTGCTGCGTGCGGTGTAGATAACTGTGCCAGCAGGCGTTAGATCTGTAGCAGCTGGAATTGCAGCGATCTGATCATCCACATACTTTTTTGTGGATGCCATATTGTTGGTGGTCGGCGCGCCGACAAGCGTCAAGTTACCAGTCAGGGTGCCGCCGCTTAGTGCCAAATAGGTACTGGCAGCGGTAGCAATCTTTAAGTATCGACCATCGGCAACCGCTTGCGTGATGCCATCAGGATCAGGGCGCACCCAGTTGGCGCCATCCCACATCTTCAACTCATCCGGCGTCTGGCTGGTGTCTTGCCAAAGCTGACCCAAAATCGGTGAAGACGGCGCTGTCCCGCTTGGGTTGGTGATGATCGACGCGCCGGGCTGGAACGAGACGATCGTGAACGTCACACCGTTCCACACCTTGACCAACGGTGGATTGGTGGCAGTATCAACCCAGACCTGCCCGTTATAAGGCGAAGATGGTGCTGTTGATCCAACGGACAAACCAAGCTGGGTCAATACCAAGCCCAGATTCTGCGCCGTGATCTTCCTCGTTTCTGTCGCGCTAATGCTGCTGAACGGCACAATGTCCGCACTTGCCAGCGTGGTTGCGGCTGGTAGTTGGGAGATTCTGAGGTTTGCCATCAGTAGCCAACAACCACAAGGTCAACAGTGCCTGCCACGGCGGTGCCAGAGCCGTCTCTGCATACCACTGTAATGGCAGTAGTCGTCTTAGACAGTACAACTGCCGTAATCGCTGACGTGTTCTGCAGCGTCACCTGCACGCTGGTGATTGCGCGGAACGTTTTGGTCAGGTTGACGGCAGTGCCACTGGAGCTACTGCTGATTGCCACGTCATTGATCATCTCCAGCACGTCGGGATAATCCAAAGCGCCGGTCAGCCCTGTGATGACGCCTTTGGTGGTGCCACCATCAGGGCTCTTGAAGAAGGTTTGCACTCGATACACGTCGCCAAGCAGCCGCTCGTATGGCGCGTAGGGGTGCAAAATTCCACCATTGGCCAGCTCGCCAGGATCGTAGTAACGCTGTTCGCCAAAGATTTGATCGTCGTTTTCTTGCCACAGCTGCCCATCATCCTCCTGAACCAAAACAACATCCTCACCAGTCAACGCCGTAAGGCTGTGCTGATATGTGGCGTTAGTTGTGGTAGTGAGCAGTAAAGCGCTTTCGAGATTGTTGTTGTCAAAGTTCCAGGTGAAGTAGCTGTCTTGTGCGGCGTCGATTTGTTCCAGCTCGTTGCTGGCATTAACCACACAATTCACATAGTTGCCATCCCATGTGCCGCTGGTGCTTGCGTCGATTGATTGGACTGCATTGCTGATTGGGACTGCGCCAATGTTGACAAGCACATAGGCGGGCACGTCAGTGCGCCATTGCGTGGTGTCAACGGCTTTGACCATCACCACCCATTCGTCGGTATCGAACAGGCTGGTTTCAAACCACTGCTGTTGCGCCGGTAGACCGCCGGATGCAAGTTCAATGCCTGCGTCCCAAGTGGCGGATGGATCGCCGCTTACCAGCGTGCCGCGTTTGTAACGGATTTCGTAGCCAACAATATCGGACACAACGCCTTGGTCCCAGCTTCCGTATTCGCTTAGCGGTAGCTGCCAGCTGAAGCGTTTGCCGCTGCGGTCGCTGTTTTCAACAACACTGAAGTTGCTTGGTGTTGGCGGAACAATTTCCGCTCGCTCAATGTCGTGGTACAGGTAGTCGGTAGGATTCTCACCAAAGATTGCAGATGTGAACGATACCCGTACACGCCAATCACCCGGTGCGTGGAACGCAACAGTTTTGTAACCCGTTAGCGGAATGTCGGCATAGAAGTAGTAGCCGTCAGGTTGCGGTGCTTTGACGCCAGGGATGACGGTCGGCACATTAACGGGCAGTAGCTCGATTCGATAACCGTTGATGCGCTCTGGGATCGGGCATATACCAGGATCAACAATAACAAGCTGCGTGCCATCGGGCTGGTTTGCGTGACGAACAACAGCGTTAAAAGCTGGATTGCTAATGTCTGGAATCGCTTCAAATGCCGAGACGTTGACGGTTAAAAATGCGCTCTGACGACCCAAGCGATCTGTTGTAGAGATGCGAAATTGGTAGGCGTTGCCAAAGATATGATCCGGCAGGCTAACAGTTGCGTTGGTTGCCGTGACTGTAGAAATATCCTGCCACTGCGTCGCGTTTACTTCACGCCACTGGTAGCGATAATTTCGCACCGATAGGTCATCGGCATTATTGACCTGCGGTGCATCCCACTTTGCGCTTATCTGCGTTTGGTTGTTGCTAAAGACCAGCTTTGCGGTCAAGTTGGTGGGAGTTTGCGGGGAGCTTAAGGTGAACCTATCCTTCGGTATGGCTACTGGCAGATCGTTGTCAACGTAATCAAATTTTGAGTTGTTGTACTGGATTGCCTCAACTTGGAAAACTAATGGGTCGACTTCGCTGATCGCAATGATTTTATACAGCGCGGCTTGCAGGTTGTTCCATTCCAGCACCCATAGTGAATTTGCCTGCGCGTCCGGCAGGCCGTCAACTACAACAGTTGTTGTAGACAGCGAAGCGGTTACAAAATTGTCGCCAAGTAAGTCACCGTTTTGCGTAATGAGAGAGTCTGCAAGATCCTGTGTTCCAAGGGCAAAAAATTCAGGGGCAGCTTCATCTTGAGAGAAACTGAGGATATTATGAACGCTCAGCTTTGGCGCTACTGATGTTGAGCCATCAGGATTCGTGGTTGTTTCGCCGTTTGGAACAACAAGCGTCAGCGTGTAAGAAATTGCCGGGTTGGGCGTCAGTACAGCGTCGAGTTTGATGCTGTTGCCATCAATCGAAACGATGCGACCACCTAGCCGCTGCCCTTGTTTCAGCGGATCTGCGATCTGGATAACCTCGCCAACACTGGCAGCAAGACCTTCAGCGCCAATGCGAAAGCTGACCTTTTCGGTCTCGTAGCGGTTGCTAAACAGTGTGTGCTTTGCTGCCCGTAGTGCCTGCCCGCGACTGGTAACGCCTACAAGACGCAGGTCAATCGGGTTGTAGCCGAAGCGCTCCAGCAGCTCATCATCCTGCAGATATTCAGTGACACTGGAGTAGATCTGGTTGGGGTCGTCCCAGTTGGCAAGAACGACAGACTTGCGTGCGGTTTTAGCAGTGCCGGTGTAGGTGAAGCATGGAGCGGTGACGTTGCCGCTGTCGTCTACCTCTTGGATGACGTTGGCTTCGCTGAACTGCTGAACCGGAAGCTGAGCGCGATCCTGCGTCAGGTACAGCTTGCCTTGGCTGTAGTACACCAAGCCACGAAAGCATGACGCCAGTGCGTTGAGTACTTCATACACGCCGCCTGCGTTTTGCAGGTAGACGTTGCAAGTGAAGCGAGGCTCAAATCCGCCGTTGCCGTCTGATACCAGTTCATCGCAGTACTGGCTGACGGTATAGAGATACCAAGGATCGACCGCAATGGTCGGCATGTACCGAGCACAACCAAAGCGCGGATTTAGAACAATGTCGCGGAAGATCCAAGCAGGGTTGTCAGTCCATGCGGTCGTAAATGTGCCGTCCCAGATGCCGCTGTAGGTGCGCGTTACCGGGTTGTAGTTGGTTGGAATCTGGACGCGCTTGCCGCGTACGCGAACAGATACGTCTGGGATGCTGTTGAACTGCCGTGCATCAACTTTGACGCCTACCAGTGCAGTATTGGGGTAGGCAAACTTTTCATCAATGATTTCGGTGTAGCTTTGCCACTGAATACTATTTTGCAAATAGGCGCTATTACTGTCCTGCGTAATGCGTGTGACGCGAACGCTCCAGGGACCAGTGCCAGTAAGGTCAAATTCATAGGCGCGTTGGAACTGACTATTTGATTTGCCACTGACGGTTTGATCGGTTACAACGTTATACGGACCACCGTTAGCGGATAGAGAAATTTGGTAACGGACGCTAGTGGCTTGAATGTCGCCATTATCGACGTTGGTGGATTGCAGCGCCGGATGGTTGATGATGACGCGGCACCTTTCAACGTCTGTATCGGTGATCGTGCGCGTGATTGGACCAATCGCTGTGGTAACAGCGGTATTGACGCCGACAGTGTTCTCTGCAGTGCTAAACCCCAGCATCGGGGTTTGTGTTTCATCCGTACCAGTGCGGCTGTCGATTGTGTAACCGCTGAAGTTAAAACTACCGTCAGGGTTTTGGATTGGTGTGGAGTCTAGAAAAATATCCTTTGGCGCACTAGTTGGAAAACCCTCGATTTCGCCCTCGCTGATTGCATAAACCGTTTTGGCAAATGCAACAGAAAACAGGTTGTTTGCTGCTTCAACTGGCTGCCTTGTGGGCGCTGTTACCGTGACGTTTTGGACGACCGTTTGTTGTGGCGCAGAACTACCACCACCGGCACCGCTAATTTCAGGCAGTTTTTTGAGGTCGTCCATCACAGATAGTTTTGCAACTCAAGACCGAACGACAGCACCGGCAGCCTGCCGATGATGCGTTCACCATAGAGGACAGGTACGACTTCGCCTTGCAGTGCGTTGGCGTTGGACTTGTCAAATGTGAAGGAGTTAAGTTGTTCCTCTCGACTGCGACCTGACGTAGCGCCACCTCCCACGGAGCCGCCTACGTTCGGCATCTTTGGTGTTGGTGTCAGTAGTTGTGCAACGCCGCCGAAGATTAGCGACAGGCCGATGCCTGCCACGATGGGCACCGCTTGAGAACCAAGCGTGAATAAACCACCAGCCAAAAGACCAGCGGGCGCAAACAAAATCGCAGCGGCAACCAACGCAACACCAGCCACAATCCGCCCCACCGCACCACGCCCAGCCGGAATAGGTGCCAGCACCATGCGCTTGCTCATCGGCCAAAGCAGTTGCTCCTCATCCAAACCCAGTGCGTGATCAGTGACGACGCGCCAGTTGATGCCCTTGTCGCCGCTGTCTAGCAGGTATTGACGCAGCTCTGGAATTTGTACGCACAGCGCCCGCAATGCTTCGGCTGGTGTTTTCACCGCAAGCTGAAAGCGCCGACCGAATCGCCTGCCAGCTTCACCAAGCAATCGGATCGTCACCATCAGCCCAGCCTCCGCAGCACCATGTAAGTATTCTCGCGGAAGTAGCCGCTGTACGCCGTCAATCCAGACAAACGCCCAACCAAGTGCTGATACAACATGTTGGCGGCTGGATCTTCCACCACAGCGACATGGTTACAGCAGTCTTGGTTGCGGATGCGGAACATGATCACATCGCCGCGTTGTAGGTCGGCTGTCACCGGGATGCGTGTAAAGCCCTCAGCGGCAAAGTTATCCTCAAAGTGCGTGAAACCGCGTGTTTGCCACTCGCCCTCATACTGCCTTGGGTAATCGTTCATGCTGACGCCCATCTGCTGCTGATACCAGTCGCGTACAGCCGAATAGCAGTCATAAACGCCGTAGTTCCATGGGCGTCCCAGTAGCCCGGCGCTTTGTTGTGGATCCAGCCAAAACGCTTCACTTCCGCCGCAATTCCAGACGGCATAGGGCAGGTTCAGCGCTTTGCAGGCTTGTACGTCCGCTGGACTGAAGCCGCTGTAGTTGGCGTGGCTGTGCCAGCAGGCTGCAGCGTCGTCAAAGTAGTCGGCGGTGTCTTGGGCGCTGATCGTGAACTGATCGGGCATCGTGCTGGTGTTTTCGCACTCCACCACCGTGCCATCGACAAGGATGAAACCGCATGTCTCACGCGGAAATGCACGTTCTGCATAGGTGCGCATGGCGAGGCGTTGCTCGGCGGTAAGCGGATTTGACCACGTAGAAAGTGCCATCAGCCTTGCGAATCAACGAGACCAGGGAAGCCACCAAACGGTAGGCGGGTGTCAGCGCCAAAGCGCAACCTGCAGCTACTTAACCGCTTACCGCATACGTCCGTTGCAAGTGACGGCTGCGGCACATCATTGGCGTCCCAGTAACTGCTGCCGCTGTAGTGGCATCCAATGTTGCTGCGATACACCCATTGGCATTGCTCACGCAACAGGCGACGACCGGGCAAACTGCGACCTTCAAGGTCAAATGGTACTGATAACTGGAACGTAACCGCCAACTTGTTTTCGTTGGTCTTCTGCTCCACCACCCATTCGTCCGGTCCCCAGTAGGCATCAGGATCAGCACCGGGTTGACCGTCTAAATACGTCGTCAACGTGCGGATACGTTTAACGGTGGCGCCAACCAAGTCGCTATAGGTATTGGTCAAGCCGGTGATAGCAAGACCGACGTTGGCAAAGGTGATACTGGGGCGCTCCAGTTGACCGCTGGTGTTCAGCTCAAAGCCTGATGCCTGCAGCGGCAATGCGGTGTAGGTAACGCCGTCGTACACAACATCGCTGCCGTTGACCTGCGTCCAGTTGCAAAAATTGTAAATTGCTTGGTCAGTTGAACCAGCAGGTAGCAGCAGCGTGATGTCAAGCGTGAAGAGATCGACAACTTCAGGAAGCTGCGTATCGAACGTTGGTGCGATGGGCGGTTGCTGCGTCATACGTACACCTGTCGCATTTCAAAAGATAATACAAAGTATTTGCAACTAATAAACGAGAATTCCCAGCCATCTTCAATGACGTAGTTTCTGGGCGCCAAGGTCAGCGACACAGATACGTCCGTCAAATTGGGGATCGTTACAGCGGTCAAGATGCCGTTCGACAGGTTCGCCGTGTAATCAGTCGGTCTTGTATATCCAGTCAATGTCACCAAGTCAAGGTTGCTGTAACCCAGCTCAAGTATTCCTGATTCAAATTGAGCAGTAAATGCTTTTGTTGCATTTGGCGGCGTCCATAAAAATGCTTGGCCCTTCTTTCTGTACAGATAAGACTCGATGCCGTAAGCGTCATTTTCGTTTAACGGACCTGTCTTGCATGACCAAGCTTCCTGCTGTGCATTCAAGCCGTCAGTTAAGATTTGTGAATATCCATCGCCAAACTGAACGCGCTGAGCCCGAACAGCTCTACGCACAGTCGTCTCAATAGCGACTGGCATGTTGTTCAGCGTGATGAATGCTGTCATCGCAGCATCCCCCCACTACGTTTCTCATTCGCCAGTGTAGCGAGCACAATACCTCTCACCTGCCCAGCGATTTGCTTTTGCGCTGCTGGGTTAAGGTTTTCACCAGTGTTTTGCACGGTAATGTTGATCGTGCCCACGTTGACGCCACCACCCCCCGCAACACCCAGCTTGCCATCCCGCCCACGCTTCAGCGGAATGATCGCTTCAGGGCCAGCTTCACCCATCAAGCCAAAGCGA